ATATAATGCATATTATATATGATATGAGTTCCCAAGTCTTTCCAGCAGGGGGGTGGTTTCCAAAAATGGAAAATGTAACCTTTTCATATTGTGGTGTAGCACCCCCACTCCACTCACCAAACTACCAATCTCAAACTCCTCAACCCAACCATCCCTCTAAATTCCAACCACCCACCCCCGTCCATCCGCTCCCATTTTACCCCAAATCCAACCACTTTCCACCCAAACCACAGCATTTTCTATTACCATTCCAGCAATTTCCAGCACCACCACACAACTTATAATCTCGATTATCGAGAATAGTACCTAGCACCAACTGTACTACTTAACTAATACAATTATACAATTCCGCTATTCACCACCACAAAAAATATTGTTTTCAATTTTTTACTTGACTATTGTGTGTACTAGTAAAACTTTGTTGTGATCACAATATCAATTCATTGTGCATTCTGAATTATTAAATTAAATATTAAGTAATCAAGCCGATAGGCGCAGATAGTGAACGCAGTGAACGGTACTTAATATTTAATTTAATAAAAGCAAGACTCATAAGCGAATGCGTTGAGTCGCAGCTAATGGGCGAAAGCCCCAATGGCTAATAAAAGTAAATGTAACGAACACTACATCAAGAAATCAATTAGTCAATAAGCAATTGGCATAGAACGAGCAAGGCAATGAGTGAAAATGCTGCGTAGCAGGATTAAACGAATAACGAGCGAAGTGAGTACGTAGTGCTGGTCAAGGTGCAATGAACGTAGTGAATGAAAACCCTTGTCGCGCGGTTAAACGCCGAGCGAAACTTTATTCAGTACAATTTGGGGTGAATAGTCAAATTTTGACTAAAAAACACCAAATAACACTTTAGAATAAAGCTTTGGCGTTTTTTAGTCAAAAGTCAAAAACTTTAGCTTAATAAAGTGAATAAATGTAAAATCTCAATTGACATTTTGAAAAGAGTCTTATATAATAAACAATGGACAGAAAGAACATTATAGAGAGGAGGTGTCATATGTGCAAAGTTAGGAAGGATTATTTGGCGGGCATTGATTTAGAAAAACTTACACAGATTGCCAATAGTAAAATGAGCGTGTCATATGCTTATTTATGTAAAGATATCAACATTATGTCTTTAACAGGCGATAGTAAAAAAAGACAACTCATGATGCTTGAGCAAATTTGTAACTTTGAAAAGAATGGTCGTATATTTGTTTTTGATGGCATGAAGAATCAAGATGAAGTTAAACAGACTAAAGCAAAAAATATAAATTTCACATATGCAGAATTAGTTGAAAATTTATTGATTCATTATATTGCATCGCAAAATCAACAAACAGTATTTTTAACAACACAACAATTATTTGAAATTACAGGGGCTGCAAATAAGAATTATAGTTTTGCCAGATATGGAATAAAAAACCCCCTCAAGTATAAAGCTATCATAAGTATGCATAAAAAAGAATTTACATATTATGAATTAAGATATATGGTTTTTTCTTTATATATGAATATTTTAAGGGAGATTATAGTCAAATCTATACCAGACATCAATAAACGCAATAATATTATAATAGAGAGAGGTTATATCGGTGTTGTTAAAATTGATACGAAACAAAAAATATTTACAAATATTCAGATAGATAGTAAAGACGGACAATTATTGCAAAGCATATCAACAAATTGTTTAAAAAATATAGGAGTCAAAAATGTTAGTGACCTTTTTTTATTTTCGGGCGGAATAAAACGTTATTATCAAGAAAGAGTTAAACAATGTCGAACACAAACGCAATATGCCAATTTTTATGATTGTTATGTAATAACTTTAAATCCACAAGCGATTGAGCAATATGATAATACAATACTTTTACATCGAATGAATGAAAAGATAAAAAAACGCATATATAATAATCCAAATTTTTTGAGCGATATTTCTGTTCGAGGATTAACTAATTTAACTAATGCGTTAGTTGATATAAATACAGACTACAATTTTCAGAATGATTACATAAAGTACAAGGAGGAAAATGCAATTGGATAAAAATCAATTTAATGAAAATTTTGCTTTAATCTTAAAAAATAGTGAAAAGAAAGTATTTGATAGTAATGAGCTTATATACGAACTTGGAATTGTTAATAAAAACTTCGTTGATTTAAACAACAATCAAAAGGGTGCATATAATTATCTTGAATTTTTATCTAAACATCAAGATATTTCAGAGCGGTCAATTTTGTCTTTTATCAAAATCGTGAACGATGTTATAACGCGACCTCTTTTAAACATATTTTTGTCTCAATGTGAATCATATGGCATAACTGTCAATAACGGCTATCGTCTTGTATATATTCGCAATGAGAGTTATAAGGATGTGTTTGAAGGAGACAAGGAGTATAGTTTAATAAAATTGATTATGGACGCAATTTGTCATCGTTATCATGTGAAAAGTATGAAGTCCGTGAAATATGATTTAGATATTTGGAACATTACTGCTTTTTATGGAGACATACAATTAAATATACGAAAACAAACGGGTTGCAGCTACTATAAGACAAATTATAAATTTGACACAAATGATTCTTATCATAATTTATTAAGTGTAAATCAGTCAAAACAAGACATAAATAAAAATATCTATGAAGTTATATCATCTATCAACATGTCTGGCAGAGTCAAAAAAGATAAAATTAAAACATTGATGAATTGTTTAATTAACATCAACACAAATTATGATTTATCTCAATTATACAAGGAGGAAATAAAATGACACATTACGAAAATTACTGCAAACATTTACCTACTCTTAGCGGTCAACATCGTATTATGGCTACCGACAACCCAATCAATGGACAAAATTCAGTATATGTTGTAACTGAACAAAATGGATTACCAGTCGCACAAATTACATTTCGTATACAATCACATGATAAAGATGGGATTTTGCAATATGAGAATTATGAGAGTGGCGTAACCGATCTTGATTTACTTGAGATTTTACGCCATAGACTTAATTCCATTCCGCGCGAATACCTTCGCAATGATGATAATCTAGATGATGTAAGGCGGTGCATCAATAACACTTTATATTTTTTGAGGCAGTCTGTTACAATGAACCAAGAACGAGAGGAGTCAAAATGATGGAGAAATATTTATATTTTACAAAAGCGCGAATTGTTATTATATTACTAACTATAATTTCTTTAGTCGGGCTTCCTATAAGGCTAAAAGAGGCGGTAACATGGCAAGAGGCTTTGCTTAATTTATCTATTATGTTATCCCTTGCATTTATACTTGGTGGTCTTGAAGCTGAATGGATTACACATCCACCAAAAGGTTTATATGATGATGTGGTTGAATATAAAGGCGATTCATTTAGCCTAAATGGAGCGCTTGGAGAAAAGGCTTATGATAAAGATGAAAACGAGCTTGGTATTTGTACAGGGGTTTATTTTACAGAAAACGCAATTAGACTTATGGTTGGTGAACACCTTTACGATTTAAGCGAGGTTTATTTTGAAGAGGAGGAAGAATGACGAATAATAAGTTAATTTTAAGTATGCTATCAGACATTCAATCAATGCTTGAGTCTGATACAACCGGAAGTCAATATATCAAGTCTGCACTTGAGTATGTTGAATTAGCTAAAACTATTATGCAAGTACATGAGCGAAAGGAGAACCAATGTCGGGCTATTTACGAAGATATGTAGGAACTTATGAAGTAAGAGCAGATTATGATGAGGATACAAATGATTTTCCTAGACTAATTGATGGTACTCTTGATCCTAGTTTTGATGATTATTATATTAAGTGTCAAAATGGTATTAAAATTCGCCACGCGACAGGTTCAATGTTGAGTTGCTATATTCCACAAATGAAGCGGGGGACGAACATTCTTAAAAATGTTCAAGATATCGTTTTCGATAGCGATATACTTGATGGCGAAGTATATTTTACTTTTCCGGCTAATGAAGTAAATAGAGTGGCAAAGCTGTGTAAAGTTTGTACAAAAGGAAAGAACATTCAGCCACTTTCACCTAAGACATTACCAAAACACAAAGGTGTTGTTCCAAAAGAAGAAATGCAACGATATAAAAAGATATGTGATGAGTTTAACGGCGAACGTATTCAGTTAGCGCATATGATTCTTAATGCGAATAAAGAATTTGCAAAAAGATTGTCTGAAAACTATAAACAAGACATGAAGATGCTAAAGTTAGATTTTCGTAGTTACTTATGGCATACTAAGAAATGGGACGAATATATTGAGTTCCTAATAAAATATATTAGTGGTTCAAATGCATAGAAAAACGAGGTTAAAAGCCTCGTTTTTTGATTTTTATATAGTTGTAGAGCAATTTATCGAAAGTAAAAATAAAATCGCTTAAAAATTTTTTAACGTAGTTTATCGTATAATATGAACTGTTTGCTATTATATACAAAAGCAAGTTTTTTATTCACGTTTATAAACAACTACTTATCATAAGCAAAATTATAAATTGCGTTTAACTTTTCATCGTCCTCATAAATATCCTCATTCATTTCAACATCAATTTCAAATTCATCAAGCAGGATTTTCTGTAATTCATCTAAATCAATATGAAAAAATTCTTTATGAACATTTTCTTTATTAACTCTACAATATGCCAACCGTCTATGTAGTGCAGCTTCTAATCCAAAGCAGTCTTCTGCATAGATGAAGGCATGCACCTTAAACTTAAAGGCGTGGCTCGCGTCTGATAATTCGTTTATGCGCACCAATGGGTTGACTCTTCTGGTCGTTCCTAGCTTATAATAACCCGGTAACATATCATCATTACTGATAATGTAAACCCACCCAGCTTTTCTATCTCTGAGTAGGTGTCGTGTTTTTTCTATTTCTTGTTGTAGCCGTTCTGTTTCTTCGATGTCACCACAAAATATACTATCTTTGAGTTTTACCTCAATCTCTCGTAATCTGTCAAACCACTCTTGATCGGATTTTCGTTGTTCTGCAATTTTTCGAGCCTGTTCCTGCTTTCTCCACTTTTCTTCGGATTGGAAAATAATATAATCATTTTCTAGTTTAGCCTGTTCAATTTTTAAATAAAATAATCTTTGTGTCTTGATGGTAAACTTTTGCTCATTACATACGTTGATAAAATTATTGGCGTAATCTTTCAACTTTAGTTTTACGCTTTGTAGATTATAGCCGTTTAGTTTTTTAATCAATTCTGAACATTGAAAATTGAAATGTTGGATCAAGATAGACTGTATGCGCCCAGTTGTTAAAAATAGATTCTTAGGATTGGAATAATGTTTTTGCTCTCGCAAATTTTCCTTTATCGCTGTTCCAAAATCTGATTTTGTATTTAGGGCGTGTTTTGGTGCATAAATACCAACTTCGGCAAGTTCATAACGCTCTAGTTTATGTTTTAATTCTTTTATTTCTTCTTGTAATTCAAATTCACGCATCTTAATTCCTCCTATCGTGATTTTACCATATATCCAACATAATGTCAACCGAATTTTGTGATTGTATTGACATTTTTTGGTGTGCATCGTATAATATATTACAGAAAGGAGGGTTATAATGCAGTTAGAGGATAAAGATTATTATTGGTTTGAGATGAGCCACTATGTTTATCCTGTTTTATCACAGAAAGAAAGATTAGAATTGGAATATAGAGAATATGAATATGAGTTTTTAAATAGATATTATGATGAGAATAAATGTGTAAAGTTTGTATATGGAGAGGGGTGATAAGATGGGCTATAAATATGGCGTTAGAATAAAGAATTTTTCCGCCGGACAATTATATGAGTATGGCTTAGGAGTGCGAGATTATTTGCCATATACTAATGCAATGTTGACTAATAGTTTATTCCTTGATTTTTTACTTGATAATGGACTAAAAGTATCAAAAAACGGTCATACTAGAGATGTTATTTGTATAAATTTTGATATGGGGTCAAAAAGTTACGAAGAGACACGAAAAAATATAGAACGCAAAATAAGTGAAAGTGCTGAAGAAGAACGCGAACGATTAAATTGTTTTCTTGAAAAAATTATTGCAAATTCAGAACTTTATGTAAAAAAAAGGAAAGAAGATATTCGTATTGAATATTATGAGAACGGCGTAAATATCAGGTATGTAGCTAGAGATAAAAGTGGTAACATAAAAAAAGAAGAAGTGGTGCATTACAAAATGCTTTATCGCTCAGCAGGCAAAGCCAAACAAGGGTCTGTGATGTTTATTTGTAGCAGGCTTTATAAAATTGCTCATGATTTTATCTACATGGGAATCAAACTACCAAAAAACAATGCACCAATAGTAGAGGCGAGTGCATATGTGTCACTTATCGCAAGCACAATAGTTGGTCGTGTTAGGATTGAGCCAGAAAATATTTTGATCTTAAAAGATGTGGATAGTTTTTTTCGTAGAGAAGTAGTTAGCATTGATATTGATAAAGATAAGCATTGCAAATCCACACGAATACGAGATTATGAGTTAAAAAATACACTGTTCGATGGGCAGGCACTTATTGACGATTCTATTTTTCCAAGTTGGGGTGATGGATATGTTTTATTAAGACATCATATGACAAAGTGTGCTGCTTTTCACACTAATATACAGCAATTTTTCAAGGATTGGTTCGGTGATAAATACGAAAGTGCAAAAGTTGTTGATATGTGGGGGAATGAACATTATGCCAAAGATATCAAAATGATAACTACTGATAATGCCATGAAGTGGATTAAGTTCAACGTTTCTTGCGAATACTGGTGCGAAAAAGTTCACGAGAACGGATGCCAGTTTGGAATAGTTAAAACAGCACACAAGAGTAAGTACGGTGATGTTCAAAGAATGTCATATCAAATGATAAACACCCTTGATGTTGAAATTATGGATGGTGTATTAGCAAAGAGCAAGATGTACGTTGAACAACTAAAGAGCGATAATACAATATTCCTTGACTATCTTAGGGACAATCAAAACTTTTCTAATGATTATGAAGTTTTGGTTGCTTTGTGCGAGCAGGATTCAGAATTTGTTCGTAGCGAATATTTTAGGAGTAGAAAGAAAAAAATAATTGATGGCTATGTAAAAAATCTAAAATTTGGCAAGGTGTTGCAAGAGGGCGATAATTTAGTAATGGTTGGCTCTCCTTATGCTATGTTATTACATAGTGTGGGGGAAGATGTAGAAAAAGACAAAACATTTAATACAGAGCAGGATTGTATTCAATGCTATACAAAGAGGTTTGGATCAGATGAATATTTAGCAGGATTTAGAAGTCCACACAATAGCAAGTCGAATATCTTGGCATTACATAATGTGGGAAGCGAGGTGCTGGATAGATATTTTCATATTGGTGAGCAGTGTGTTGCTGTAAATTGTCAACATACAGATATTAGTGACAGAACAAATGGGTAAACAAGTCATGCCCCCTTTAGTGGAAACACTAATTGAACAATGCGGTGAATTGCGGAGAGGCTAAGTAATAAATTAAATTCTAAAGAAAGGAGGAGAATATGGAAGATAAGATTTTTATTGATGGAGAAGAATATAGATATGTAGAGCTTAGACATAGAGGTAAATATATAGGTAAAGATGGAAAAGCAGTGAATCCATATCATAAAAAACAAAAGTGTACTATTCATTATAATTCAGATGGGTATCCATGTTTTGGAGGCGGGGGTTCCAGTTCATTTATATGTTGCATATGCTTGGGTAGATGGATATTTTGATGGTGCAGAAGTGAACCATAAAGATTTTGATAGAGATAATTACAAAGCGGAAAATTTAGAATGGATTACCCACAAAGAGAATATTGCATATACTGTGAAATATAATTATGAACGAGTATGTCGAAGCAAAACAGGAGTTAATAATGGTAGGGCTAATTTTACTGATGATGAAGTTTTATTGATTAGAAAAATGTATAATGATGGAAGTAGTATTGCTGATATTGTTAGATATTTTTATCCAGAATTAAAAACACAAAAACAATACAAGAATATTCATAGTACGTTTGCTAATATTGTGCATCGTAAAACTTGGAAACATATTTAATTTATTATAAGCTAATCCGCAGCCAATCTTGGGAAAGCCGTTAAAGTACCAAGCAGGTTCAACGACTAGACGAATGAGTAGGCAATCAATAAATTCGTCCACGAGTTCCGCATACCTAAGTCAAAAGATATGGTAATGAGATAGTCTGAACTTATAGGAAACTATAAGAAGTAAGGGATAAAGAGCCTTTACGATAACAAATGGTGATTTTGACTCTGATATGATTTTCACAACTAATCAACAAAATATCGCCGAATATGCCAAATATTGTTACATAAATCATCCAACCATTGTAAACAACATTCCAAAAGAAAAAAATCATTACGACTTATCTATGTACAATCATGCAGTTATAGACAACAACCTTGCCAAAGCACAAATGGCAATAGGCGAATCTAGTAATCTTGCGCAGCTTGCGTTGACTTATGGATATAGTTTTACAGACAAAGAGTATGATGATTATGTGTGCGCTCTTAGTGTTATAGCTCAGGCTGCCATCGACAATGCAAAGCGCACTTACGATATCGACCTAAACTCAGAAATACGGCGCATAAAACAAGAACTAGATGTAAAAAATAATGGTTATCCGCGCTTTTGGCTTTATGTCAATTATACTATCCCAAAAGAAAAAATAAATAACACACTACAATGTCCAATGAATGTGTTATTCGATTATAAGCCACCAAAAATTCGTTCAACAGAATCGACTTTGCCAATGTGTTATTTTTATAACTACTATCCACTTAAAGATGATAGGCGCAAGTCTAAGAAGGTAGAATCTTTTATTGAGGATTTTGGTATTCGTTTATATCAGAACGCTATTGATGAAATAGAAGATGAATTTATATTACGAGAAGATTTTGATAAGATGATAGATGCCATTAAACAAGTTTATATATCAAAAGATTATCTTGGTTTGTTTAGCTGGCTGATTGATAGAGCATTTCATATTCGAGTTAGCGCAGATGGAAAGATTAAAAAAACAAGAACTAAAACAGAGAAAAATAAAGCGCTTCTGCTCAAGACTTTGTATACAGTAAATCAATCGAATTTACTCAAAATTTTCCAAAAAATCACATAAAATGTGTACATTTTTACAATTTCCATGTTCTGACAATATTGAAATTTCAACGTTTCTTTAACATTTTGTTAAGTTCCTATGTGATAGAAACGTTCAGAAATGGCATTTTTGCAAAAGTAGAACGAGCGTTATTTGTGCCAATACGCTATAAAAATATGGCAATTGCAATTTATAATTTTTCGTGTCTTGCGCTTCTGCCATAGGGGCGCAAGATGTTGAAAGGAAGGCTACCGCAATCCCATTGGCTTTAGACAATGGGTAGTTCACAGGAAGAAAGGATTAAATGATATGGGAGATACAGCACCAAGATTGAATAAACCAGAAATCATAAGGCTTGTCTCTGAATTGTCTGGTGTTCCGAAAACAAAATGTATGGATGTTATCAATGCGTATTTGAATGTTGTTCGAGATAGTTTAACGGCAGGACAAGAAGTTTATCTTGATCGCATTGGTATTTTAACACTGAAGTATCGGAAATTTAAAAAAGGCAGATTGATGCCAAATGTGAATTATCGTGGCGAGCTTGTTATGACACAAGATATTCAAGAACACAATATTCCATTTTTTAAGGTATCAAAACAACTCAAAGAAGAAATTAGAGAATCGTCATGGGGGAACCCGTTATGGAAGCCAGATAGTGTAGAGGAGGACGAGTGATGAAAGATACATATAGTCGAGTAACGACAACTAAAGTAATTGGATATTTAACCAAAAATGATGAAGATAAATATATTGTCGAAGTCTACGATAAAAAAGATGAACCGCCAACTGTTGTTTTGGTTGATGAACTGTTAGAGGAAATGGAAGGCATGCAGGTTTCGTTGATTTCCGAACAGGTGAACTAATGAAAGATTATCAAACAGAACTTGATATTTTAGTTGATAAGGTAGAAGAAGTAACAGATAAAAATTGGGTAGAGGTTGTTGATGAACTTGGACTAGAAGTTCATCCAGATTCTTTGCGAAAATCTTTTACTGGTGGGAGATATTGTGGATATCAAGTATATAAATATTTTCAAGAAAAGCTCGAAAGTGGATACACCGAAGAAGAGTCTGCAAGACTAGAAAATTTACGAAGGGAACTTTACAAAGAAAAGTGTAGAGTTCAAGATCAAAGGCGTGAATATTCCAAGTTATTAAGGGAATCAGCAAGGTATGAACACCTTGTTGATAGAATGGAACAGGCAATTGAAAAGATTGAGCCGTTAGCGTTAAAAACAACACATAATTCAAATCCAACAAGCGTTGAGGCTGTTTTGATTTTGTCAGATTTCCATTACGGACTTGAGATCGATAATGTTCTTAATGAATATAATGTCGATATTGCCAAGGAACGTCTTGAGGCGTTACTAAAGAAAACTATTTATTATTGTCAGATTCATAGAGTGCAAAAATTGCATCTTGGACTAGCAGGCGATTTAATATGTGGTGCAATTCACTTGCAAAGTAGGGTTGCAGCAGAAGAAGATTTAATTAGTCAAGTTATCAATGTTAGTGAATTGCTTGCTAATTTTATCAATCAACTTAAAGGGTATATCCCAGATGTTAAAGTTCATGGAGTTATTGGCAACCATTCAAGAATAAATGCTGATAAGAAGTCAAATATGCCAGCCGAGAATTTTGAACGATTGATATTTAAGTATATTGAACTTCGTGTTCCGAGTGTTAAAGTTTGTACTAATGGATTAGAAGATTGGATTACATTTAATGTAAAAGATCAAATGGCATTTTTGACACATGGAGATAAAGATTCGTTGACTAACATTAGGATCCATGCTGTTAATCTATTAGGAAAAGTTCCTGATAGGATATACTTTGGTCATATTCATCACTTGAACATCAAAGATGATAATGGAACAGAGATTGTTGTAAATGGCTCTATCTGTTCTACGGACGAATATGCCATGGGGCTTAGAGTCCACACAAAACCATATCAAATACTACAAGTGTTTGACAAAGACACTTGTACTTACAAACTAGAACTTTAAAAAATATTTTAGAATTTTTTTTCAAAAACCTATTGACATTTTGATAATGAACCACTATAATGTATAGTGTAAGGAGAACAAAGCAATTATTTTACTAAGTTTAGATATGGCGCACTCAACCTTCTCCGATTATATGTTTTTCATTTCGTTATATCTAATGGTTTTTTGTTCATTTTTTTATACGAGTGCGCCAAATATATTGCGGATTGGAGAAAAAGTTATCTCGCTGTCCTCATAAGTCAGAGAAACGTGGAGCGTTACCACGATCCGCATCCATAAACACGAAATCTTGATTGTTGATTGACGAATAAATGTCGATTAACAATCAAGAGAATAGGTTATTAGACAACTGAATAATGTGCATTATAACTCAGTGTAGACCAAGAGCATGGTGCTGAGAACACAATCATCCTGCGGGAGAGAATAGCTTATCTAAGACGATAGCCTTAGATGGTGGTCAAAGACTTATATTGTGAAATATAAGATGCCGCATATGAACAGAACGGTTCCGGTTGTGTGTGCTCAAGCAGTCCTTATCAAAGACACTGTTCCTGTCGGTTCCATAATAGAAGCTGAGCGTTAAAAGCGTGAGCCGAATCCAGAAACGGCACTACTGTGGCAAGTGGTGTGAAACTCAAGCAGTCTGGAAATGCCAAGAAGGGATTTTGCTGATGATACCGATGAATAAAAGTCGGAGTATAAGATAGGGTCAAGGTGCGAGTAGCTAAAGGCAGTGACATTTAATTTGATGAAATTCAAATTTAAAAGAAAGTAAAATGCTGAATGCTTAGTGAAAGTTACAGGTAGACAAATTCCTGTGTAAGATGTTTGGTGGTGATCCACTTTGGCAAGATGTTATAGGGTAGCTCCCTATGGCACAGCCTTGTCAATTTACTGGTCGAATATGATAATGCCTGCTGTGAGTAGGACGAAAGTCCATAATGCACGTTATTGAGTTGTTTAGTTATTTAAAACACTCAGCGCTATATGCGCTAATAATGTCTATAGGACATAAAAGAAGATAAGATATGTACCCAGTGCATTATGTACACGTTTGTTTGGTTCAGTTCATTACTCTTACTGAATATACTATGTAAAATGTATCGGTGCGCAACGAGGTTCTTCGGACGCTGGGTCAAATATGCCAATATATAATTTCAATTGGGAGAATGCTATGTCCTAAGAAGGCAAGTGATGTAGGTTCGAATCCTACTATTGGTATTACATATAAGGAGATACGGGTTCGAGTCCCGTCTCGTCCGATAGGGCGCGTCGTTTGAATTGGATAAGATACCTTATAATATTTTTGCGAGATTTTCAGCCATTGGAAGATGGAAAGGCGGAAGCATACTCGTGTTTTAGCGATAGATTGGAATTTTAAATGCTTTTTCCGTAGTCTTTCGCATAATACCGCACACCATTTTTAGTGATATAGGTCCTAAAAATGCAATATGCGACTTTACGGTTTTCATTTTCTACGAAAAAAGGTTCCATAAAATCTTTCCTCCCCGATCTGCAACAAAAACTCTTGAAAATCGTTTAGAAGCATGTTATACTACGCTTAGCATGTAGTTTCATAGAGTTCGGGCACGCAGATCACTCTGCCCTATGCCAGTTGTTGGCGCAACCGGCTAACGTATTATCTATGTAAACATCTTGAAAGATGGGATTTTATTTTGTCTTTTTCATTTTCTGATACTGTTTATATTGGCATCGCGCGACACCATAACATAGAACAGAGCTTATCAAGCCTCTTTGTGGCTCAAACCGATAAGACTTTTATGAATTGGGGTATGTGTTTGCGGATGCATACTTGGTGAGTTAGGGAAACTTGACTCACCTGATATGTTCCGATAGTTTAATTGGAAAAACAGTGGTCTCCAAAACCATCGTTCGAGGTTCGAGTCCTTGTCGGAATGCCAATTAGCCCGAAGTACAAGGGATTCGTTTGGAAGGCAGTCCATCATACACAATACGAAAATGCACTTGGGCTTCTCATAAGAACAGCATAAATACAAGTGAAAAAGTTGTACATTACACAGAACAAAAGGAGAGAAAGGATATGAAGGTAAAAAGTTTTGAAAGCATGAGAGAGGTATTAAACCTTAAACCGTTAGATCCAAAAGAAGAAAAGCAATTAACTTGTCGTAAGTGCGGAGCAACATTGCGTAAAACCAATTTTGGTGATAATGTGTATGTATGTGATGGTTTTGCAAAAGATAAAGATGGTAACGTGATTAAAAACAAAGATGGCTCGAACAAGAGTTGCGGATACTTTTATCTTAAATCTTCTTTTAAATAAAAAATTAGATTAGCAAGAAACTATAAGTCCATTTAGATTAGAATGGCATGTTTTGACCTTATCTATTAAATAGCAAATGACTGCTGTGCGGTCAAACTTAACCCTGCTGATGGTCGGTGGGGTTTTTATTAGGAGAAAAACATGAAAAATTACGAAGTAGATGGTACTTTAAGATTTCAGTTACCAATAGATGATACAAATAGCTCTATCTCAACATTAAGCAATAAACAAAAAGATGCCTTGCAATCACTTATAACAGATTATCTTAACAATAAATCAAAATTTATTTATGATGGCAGTTTCCGGAGAGAAAGCTATGCTTATCCGAATTCTGTATCATCGCTCAATGGTTCCACTAATGGATGTATGTATAAAGGTGATTACATTATGAATTGTGGTATTTTTGCACAGATGATTTGGATGGGCAGAAATATTAAAGATTTTAAAGCAACCCCAACAACAGCTATTACAAAGGTGTTTGATTGGGGTTATTATTTTGAGTTTTTAGCCGCGCAAGTTGCATATGGCATTAAAAAGAATGGTAAGACCTATTATAAAGATAATACATATGAAAATGACGCAGGTGGCAGGTCATTCATAACATTTGATAATGCCGCATCTATGGCTCAAGAACTTTATAAATTAGGTTGTGAGATTCCATATAGCCAAGCAGATATTGGTGATTTGGTTTTTTATCGTAGCAATAATGTAAGCGATGGAGATACAGATGGTCTTGAACAATCGTCATTTAGATATATAACTCATGTTGGTATTGTGTATAACAAATCGGAAAGTGGAATTTTGACGATTGCTGAAAGCTCTAGCGCCTATGCCGCATGTCTTGGTAAAAGTGGATTGGGTGATGATGTGACAATATTTGGTAATGTTCGTGGCGCAGGACAAGAACAGAGGGTTGTAATGTGTGCAAGACACCCTATAGCTTTTGGATATGTTGGTAATGTGCCAAATAAATTTACAACATATCGTAGGAAATAATAGAAAGGAAGTGGTTAAATGGCTGCAACTGTAAAAGTTACAAAGTTGACAGAGCATTTTTCAATCGATGAATATACAGTTAATCAGACAGGTCAATGTATTCTTAATGCATCTGCTATTTTACATGCGATTTGTTTAGAAGAGTTCAGAAAATGGGTTGGCAGGTCAATGAAAGTTAATGCGTGGTATAGAACTGTTGCATATAATAAGTCGGTAGGCGGGAATTCTAATTCGTCTCATCTTAGAGGAGTGGCTACAGATTGGGGATTGCCAAATGTTTCAAAAGATGATTTTATAAAATATGCGAAGAAATGGCGCAGTATCTGTAATGCTCATGGTGTTGTCGGCGAAGCGGGACTTTATAAATGGGGAATTCATTTAGGAAGCTCTGTTAAATATTCTAAAAAGTTCTATCATTGGGACAGTAGAAGTGGCAAACAAGTCAATATGCCGTTTAAGGAGTTAAAGTGATGAAAGAGTTGATTAAAAACAAACCTTGGAAAAAATGGAAAACTAGAAAAATATCATTTATTGCAGTTTTGTTATTTTTAATTATATATACAGTTATTACATTGATTTTTATATATTTTAATCGTTCAATTGATAGCACTGTTACTACAGAAGTATTCAAAACAGGACGTTGGGTAATTACTACAGGAACAAGTATTGTTTTAGCTGATTCTATATCAAAAATTATTAAACATAATGATGACGAGATAGAATAACATAGAGGGAAAAGAAGGAGAATAGATATGGTGAACTGGACAGAAGTAATTATTAGTATTTGTACAATTTTAATTACAGGTGTAATTATTCCATTAGCGACAACTAAATGGAAAAATGCAAAGGCAGAAATGGATAAAACAACTCAGGATACAGTTGATTATTGGGTTGAAGTTGGTGTTCGGTGGGCTAAACAGTGGATGCAAAGCGAAACGGGCGAAAAGAAAAAAGAACAGGTTTTGGCTTATGTTACGAACAAGTTGCGTGAATTAAAGATTGATGTATCGGCAGAGGATTTAGACAAGATTATTGAGGCAATCTATGGCAATGTAAAACATGAGCTAGAGAGGAAATAGGATATCGTGTGGGATAGATTACAAATATATCTTTCTGGAATTATCCTTATCGGTGGAGCATTAGCTGCTGTTCTTAAATGGATTAAGCCTGTTACAAAATTAAGAAATGATGTAGGAACAAATACTAATGATATCAATAAGTTAAAAGAGCACGAGGAGGACGATTTAAAAACGCTCGAAAAGATTCAAGAAATGAATCGTGCTCAATGTAGTGCCATGTTATGTATGATAAATCATATGATTGATGGCAATTGGGTTTCTGAAATGAAAAAGACAAGGGAGGAAATCCAACAATTACTTGTAAACAAGTAGGATAAAAGGACAAAAGGACGGTGAAGGATATTGGCAACACAAAAGAAAGCGTTCTCATATTGTTTAAATCATGAAAAACAGCTTCCGGTGACAAAATTCTATCCTAGTAAGAATCCTAATCATCATGGCTATATGCCATTTTGCAAAGATTGTTGTACAAAAGTTTATCAAAGACACTATGAGGAGTTCAAAGACCTTGAGTCTGCAATATGGTTCACATGTGCAGATGTAGGAATACCATTTATTAAAAGCGCATATGGAACAGTAAAACGAAAAGTATCAGGTGAACAAGTAAAACGTGAGAATGCGTTTGATGCTTATGTGTCTGCTTTAAAAAATTCAAAGGCGGCAGATGCTGGAACTTGGAAAGAGTTCTCTGATACGGATGCACCGTTTGGTGATATTCGTACTGCGGTAGATCTTGGCGAAGAGCGGCAAGAAGAGATTGAGAAATTGCGTTTGGCATGGGGTGAAGATGCTACAGTCGATGATTTAGGATTCTTAGAGTGGAGATTTCTTACATATACGTCTGGAATAGAAACAACAGAATATCAAGTTAGTAGGTATCGCGATCTTTGTATGTGTGAATTAAGAATTAAAAAGAATATTGACACACAAACTAACATGAAACTCAAAGCGTCTATCGCAAAAGAGCTTGGGATTGATAAGTTTGAGATAGAGAGAGAAAAGACGGAAGTTGAGAAATATATCGAGAATGATATATATATGATGGAAAAATATGAGCCTGCTGAATATTATAAAGATAAGGAATTGTATAAAGATTTCTTAGGCATTCATAAATATTGGATAGATTGGGTGCTTCGTCCTGTTAGAAATTTGGTAGTTGGTTCTAAGGACTATGACGTTGACGTAAATAGTAAGTATGGTGATAAGTGATGACAAAAGAAGAATTATTACAAGAAAGCTCTTATTATCAACTTATTTGTCAAGCTAGACGCAAGCGTTGGAAACAGGAAAAGAAGCAAACAAAAGCAGAAAAAGATATTCGTACTAAGCAATGGTGTACGTTTTATCGAAGGAATTTGAATATATATGCTAGTGAAAGGTTAAGGATTCGTCTAAAGCCATTTCAGCATATTAAATTATTTTTGATTGGTATATCAGATTTCTTTTGGATGATTTGTAGTCGTGGACTTGGCAAGTCATTTGACACTGGTTTAGCTGCAATTTGTTTAAGCCTTACAAGACCTCATAGCGAGATTGTTATTGTTTCGTCTACAATTGATCAAGCCAATAAAATAGTTGATAATAAAATAGATAAAGAGCTTATCGGTAAATTATCACCTATTTTAAAACAAATGAAAGACGATGGCATGATAACAATTACACATCCTAAAGATTGTGCTCAAGTAGATTTTTGGAATGGTAGCTGGATTAAAGTCATGCCAGCACTGGATTCTAGCCGCGGCGAAAGAAGTTCTTGTCTTATCGCTGAAGAGGCGAGACTTATTAAAAAATCTATTTGGGATTCTGTGTTTACAAAGATGTCTCATCCAAGACAAGCAGAATATTTGCAATTATCAGAGTATGAAAATGACCCAGACTTGATTGAAGAATGTAAAGAAATTTATTTAACATCTGCATGGTTTAAGTCAAGTTGGATATGGCGTGCTTTTAAAAAATGTGTTAGCAATTGTTATAATGACAGATTAGCCACTTGGAATTTTTTTGCAGGAGACATTTTTGTTGCAATGCACCATGGACTAAAGACAAAAGTAGATTATATGAAAGGTAAGCAAGGTGGAGAGCTTGAATTCCGTATAGAAGACCTTAACGAAATGATAGGCGAAGCAGATGGTGCTTATTATACACTTGAGATGTTTCAACGTAATCAAATTCTTAAAAAAGCATTTCATCCTCCGACCAATGAAGAGCTTGACGCGCATATTGATAAGAAAAACAGAAAAAAACAAGATAATGAATATCGTATTCTTGCTGTAGACTTGGCATTTTCTGAAGATGCAGTTGGTAAAAAGGAAGAAGCTGACAGGTGTGCATTAGAACTTCTTTCTGTTATTTGTCGTAAAGATGGAAGGGTTGAAAGACGTTTAGAATATATAGAATCGCTTAGTGGCGGAGACGAAGAAATTGTAAAACAAAGAACCAGAGAGCTTTATTGGGATTTAGATTGTCAATACATATTGATAGATCTTAATGGGGGAGGTTCGCTTTACTACAATTCACTCTCGTCAAAATGGGAACATCCAACCAGAAAAGATTGGAATCCACATGGTTTTACAATTTGTGAAGAGCTTGGAATGCAAGTTTTATCCGAGGGTGTGCTGAATGAATTTAGACAAAGAACAGTTGACCCAGAAGCAATACCTTGTATTATTGCAATGAAAGCCAGCGCAGAATTGAACTCTAATATGTGGAAGTCACTTTGGAAGGCATTGAACAATGGTACATTGCTCTTATTAGAAGATGAGTTACAGATAACCAAAGAGTTTGATGAAAGTGATAATGCTTTTAAGTTCACTTCCGATGAACGAGCAAGATATTTATTGCCATATGTACAAACAAGTGCTTTAATAAACGAAGGTATTAACTTATCTGCTACATGGAAAGACAATGGTATACTTTCATTATCACAACCTAGAACCGGGCATAAAGACAGGATGTCAGCACTACAATACGCCAATTGGATAGCTGATAAAATAGAAAACAATCATGCAATCTCTCAGAATCAAGAAGTATTTAATATTGATGATTTTGCAGGGGTTTTAATATAATTTATAAAGAAAGGAGGAGGTACATTGAGTGATAAAAAGAATACAGAGCTAACCAAAGAACAAGTATTCGATGTTGTGACCTTTGCTCAATCTTTAATTTATGGAAATGGGTTTTATACACCAGAGTTATTGAATTATAATCTACTTTCACTGACTGGCAATACAAAAACACCGACATACGAAAAGATTATTAAAGCACTGGATAATGCAAGAGCACAGGCAAAAGACTTGCAAGAATATTCTGCATGGGTTGAGTATAATAATATGCTCTATGCAAGGTTGATTCGTTATTATGCAAATATGCTCTCCTTCGACCTAAAAGTAACTTGTATTAACGCAAATGGAGAGGACTATAGAAGCCAAGAGTATTTAGACGATAAAAAGCGTGTTTGGAAGTTTTTAGATAACTTTGATTCCAAACGTGAATTTAATCGTGTTGTAGATATTTGTGTTAGGCAACAAGTAGATTTTACTTGGTTTAGAACAACAAGGGGTACTTTTAATGCTGATCCAGAAGATGTTGATGCAGAAAAAGTAACAAAATTACCAAAGTATACATTGCAGACTATGCCTCAAGATTATTGTAAAATTACTGGATATTTTGAGCAAGGTATGCTATATGACGTTGATATGATGTATTTCTTAAAGCCGGGTGTTGATATGGATGCATTCGACCCTGTGTTTAAGAAAAAAGCAAGAGAGATTTTTACAGAAGATGGATTTCTGAAGTATGTTCCAACAAACCCACTCAATAATAGAGATGGGTCGTTTTCATATTGGGTTCAAACATCACCGGACATGGGCGCGTGGGTATTTTCATTAAATGATTTTGGTTTTGATACGATCCCATTCTTAGCGCCAACATTGCCAAATATGATTACAGACAGAGAGATTCAAGCTTTACAAAAAGACAAAGATATTGAAGCTGCTTATGGGCTGTTGATGGGCGAGATGGAATTACTCGATAAACAAAAATCTGGTAATGTTAAAGATGCGTTTGCAATAAATCCTAAGACACTTGGAACACTTCTCAATCTTGTACGCACAGGATTAGATAGGAATATTAAGGTTGGTGCTTTACCTGTAAAGAATTTAGACTTTTACCAATATAACGACAGTAATCCAGATAGTTATACAACACAGGTTAAAAATACAAGTGCTCTTGGTGCAAGTGCGGGAAATATGATTTTCAGCACAGGAAAACTAAGCCAAGAAGAGGCTAGAAATGCAATTATGACTGATGCTAATATCATTAAACGTATGTATTCTCAATTTAATGCTTTCTTAAACTTCTATGTCAATAAGAAAACAAGAAAATATAAGTTTTCGTTTGAATTTGAGGGAATCAATTTTCCATTTGAGCAAGAATATAGGCAGAAAAAAGTTATGGAATTAGCTAATGTGGGAATTGTTCTTCCAAGTGCTATTGGTGCTGCCTATGGTTATAAACCTCAAGATTTTGAGCGCATGATGGAAGAAGCCAAGTATGGTGGATTTACGGATAATTTAGTGCAACTTATGTCAATTCATACATCGAGTGATAAAGGTGGAAGACCGAAACAAAGTGAGGTTAAAACAGATGCTCGTGAATATGACGATTCAGAAAGTTAGAGAGGAGGTATAGATATGCTGATTTCAAAAAAGACAAGTGATGCGTTAGATATCTTATACGGACAGTTCTTTAACTTAAATTCGTTGTTAGATAACGCAGTTAGTTATATGTTGAACGAGTGGGCGATGGTACAAGCTAGTGAGATTGTGCATTTGCGTCTTGCGCATGCTACCCCATTGCTTGCTGATAAAATTTCTGAAATTAAAGATGACTACGATGAGCGGTCAATTAGACCCGAAGTCCCAAAACACGATGAAAAATATTCTTCTTTAAAAGAAATGTTTGATTATATTTACGATGAATTTGAAGCAACTTATCATATGATTGTGCTTACGAATAAAATTGCTCTTGAAGAGGGTGACATTAACGTACATGCAGGACTTATGGGGTTTATGCGTATATTCAATAAGGTAATTGGACAGATTATTACACTCAAGAATAAGGCAGACCAAGGGCTTGATTTTGATACATTTGACTTTAGAATCAAAGATTGGGGAATTGTTGGATTGGATGGTGAAGAGTGATGATTTTACGTCAGCAACCAGATCATCCAGAGTTGTTTTATATTGTAGATAAAAACAAACATATGCAATTAAGTTCACTTGGCGTGTCGCCAATGTATATGTGGCGAGGCAAATATTATTACAAAAAATCAACAGCATTAGGTAGTTATATGAAAGGTGGTGAGGAAAATTAAAGATCAAAAGGTAAAATTTTCTATCGAAGATTTAAGATTAGAAGATTATAATGACGATGAGTTTGCAATCGCAAACGTAACTTTCCTTTCCACAAGTGAAAACACACATAAGATTCATATTTCAGAGGAAGTACTTAAACAAAACGCAAATAGTGTTCTTGGTAAGTGGCTTGTTGGCGAGTATGATAAATTTTATAATGATGTGACTACACATACAGATAATCAACAGATTTTTGGTTATTTCCCTCCAAATCAAGAGGTTGTGTTTACGAAGGCAGGAGATATTGTTAAAGCATCTGCAAATGCAATTATTTCTAAAATTTATTCCACACAGCTTTATGATTTATTTACCGATGAAGAAACCAAGAAAGACGTGTCTGTTGAGATGTTGGTCAATGGCGATGAACACGACGATGGAAGCATTGACGCTGATAGTTTTAGAATTGTTGGTGTAACAGTACTTGGTAAGGCTATGGGTCAAACTATACATGGTTCATGCCCAGATGCCGAAATGAATATGATTAGATTTTCAGAGGAAAATGCTAATAAATTTTATGCGCGTCATAATGATGCGCTTGCTGAATTACAGCGATTTTCAGAGGAAAGGAGGAAATGTATGGCTGAGAAAAAATACAAAATCAATAAGACAGAATTAAAAGATACACCATGGGGTGATGTTGATAAAACTGATATGAGAAATAAAATCATGGAAGCAAGCAACAGAGCTACATTGGTGAAATTTGTATATATGCTTGTTGAGGACGGTTGGGAAGATGCCCCTTCTGAACATTTGAAATATCCTGTTGCACAGCTTGTAGATGATACATTCTATTATAACCGTTATGGTCTTGCTTCTGCTCTTGCATATGCAAAACAAGAAAAAGAAGATGCTGTTGTGGCTAAAATAGAAAAAATTTATGACAAGTTTGATTTAGACAAAGAAAAGAAGGAGGATATGGCAATGAAAGAAATTGCATTTGCCGCTGTCGACCTTAATGATATGTGGTCTAAAGTCTATCGAGCCATTTCTGATAGATATGGATGGAGATTTTATATCAAGGGGCTTTACGAGGAAGACAATACAAAGTTTGCAATTATTAAAGACGATGATTGTAATATTTATCGTATTGACTACTCTTATACGGAAGATGGGCTAACTCTCGCAGACGAATATCAAAAGGTTGAGATTGAATTTGTTCCAACCGAAGAAATGAAGAAATTTGCAGAACCAGAAAATGCTGAAAAGTATACAAAGTTCGCAGATGATTATGATGATGACGATGATGATGATGACGATGATGAAAAAACAGACTCTGAAAAGCTTGCAGATGTTATTGCTAAATGCGATGAACTCAAGAAAGCTTTAGAAGATAAAGATAACATCATCATGGAACAGGCAAAAGAACTTGAAGAACTTAGAAAATTCAAGAATGATGCTGAAAATAAAGATAAAATGGCTAAGATCGATGAAGTTATGTGCGATGTAGAAAAGTTTTTAACAAATGAACAATTCAATGAATTCAAGAATGAAGGAATGGGTTGTGAGCTTTCTGCTATTGGAAATTGGGAGAACAAAGTTAAGGCTTTCTGCTTCTCAAGCATGGCACATCAAGATGATGCTAATTTAACATTAAGAATGACTAACCCTAGAGAAGTTGACGATAAGAATAATTCTGTATGGGATAGATTATAAAAGAAAAGGAGATTAAATATTATGGCTAATACACATGGTGTAGTAAATACTACTCACTGTTCTTGTTGGGACAACGACGCTCTTAACTATGCAGCAATTGCAGTGACCAATATTGACAATGGTACTTTTGTAGCTTTAGGTGACTTACAGAAAACAGAAAATGTAATTGATGAATACACATTCACTGTAACTCCAGACGCGAACGGAACTTCTACTATTAAATACATTGTAGATACTCCGATTGTTGGTAATACTTTAGAGCAGCAGCTTTATAATGACCCAAGACATTTCTATAACATTGCAGGCGAAGCAATGAGTGTTAAACAGCTTCAGACTGGTAACTGTATTGAAATCAATGCAGAGGCTATGGTAACAGGTGCAACTCCGGTTGATCAGCCTACCTACAAAACTGCATCTATTGGCGCGGCTGGTAAGTTACAGATGGTTGCTGGTGATGCGGGTGCTTTTAGATACCTTGGTTCTGTAAATAGAGCTATTGGACAGGAAGTTGTTCCGCATTATGTATTCCAGCTGATGGCTTAATAAATTATAGAAAGGAAGATTTGCAATGATTACAAATGAATTGAGAAAATTTGCGGCTGAAGGCATTGACTTCTATGTTGCATTTGACGAATATTATGCTTGTAAGAATGATTCTAAAAGAACACCGTCTATTCCAATGGTTGAGATGTCTGAAAAGATTCATTCTGGTTTAATTAAAGAAATGGAAAGACTGTCTGGAGTTCCGCAGAACTTAAATGCAAACGCATGGGCAGCACATCCGAGTGTGCGTTGGGTAACGAAATAGCCCCTTGTATCAAGTGATTGGTGCAAGCTCTATGTTAATTGCTTTGAATCCCTAAAGCTCGTATGCTTAAACAGTAGATAGAAATGTCAAGCTGAATAGAGTTGAAAAACAGAAAAAAGTTACGAGATGATATATGGTGAAATAAAAGCTATCATTATAGTGATAGTCCTAAGTGTCGTATCAATGGGTGTTTAGCAGCGAAAGTCCTAAGTGTATTTATACATACGGAATACGTTCAACGATTATCTCCTTGAGGGAGAGTAGAACCACAAGCTAATGGTGGAAGAAAAATATAGCTCTTTGTAAAAAGATGAAGATATAATCTGACCTTATGTGAAAGCATAAGATGTCTGCCTTTGCGGAAAGGCAAGACTGCATTGGTGTTGCGAACCAATGTGAACATAAGTGCATATTTTGCAATTATTAACGAGACAATTAACTCTCTGATTCCGCAGTACATGACAAATTCTCTTAACCCGTTCGTAGATTTTAGAACAGTTGGATATGGAGATATTGTTAAGTTTAAAATCACACCGAGAACTCTGTTTGTCGTTTCGCGTGGTGGAACTGGTGAGCGCACCTCTTTCCGTCAGAAACAGTATGCAGGTGATGCAACTCTGAAGCCAGAGGAACATATCGTAACGGTATTCTCTGATATGATGAGCGTTCTTGCAGGTAAAGAGGACTTTGCAGATGCAGTTAGACTTGCTGTTGTTTCTATCGAAAGAGATATGACAGCTGACGCAGTTAAGGCTCTGAATGATGGTCTTAATGTTGCAAGTAACTATCCTTCTCAGTTTATCGTAAATGGTGCTTTTAGTTCTCAGTCTGCTATTCAGTTAGCACAGAAAGTACAGGCTTATAACTTTGGTGCAAAACCAGTATTCTTAGGCACTGCGGCTGCCCTGTCTAAAGTTCTGCCGGATTACTCTGCTGGTTTCAGAATGAACGTAGCTGGTGCTGATGGTTCTGTAAGATTTATGAAGGATTTCTATGGCTTTGACTTGGTTGAACTGCCACAGATTCCATCTGGCAATAACTTTGGCATGATGCTTGATGACAATACTCTGTATGTTATCCCGACATCTGTTGATAAAGTTGTTAAGGGTGTGATGTATCCGACTATGACCAATTCTAATGATTTCTATGATAATGCTGATTTAACTAGCAACTTTACCATGAGAAGATATTGGAAATTCGGCTTTATCAGTTCAGGATATGCAGGTCTTTACAAAATTACTGCATAATCAAAATTTTATACATAGGAGAGCCGTCCATTCGGCTCTCCCTTTTAACAAGGATAGAAAGGAATAAAGGATATGGCAAGACCAAAAAAAGAAACTATTGAGAATACAACAAACGATGTTAATGTTGCAGTAGATACAAATACTGATACCACACCTGTTGTAGATAATACAACATCTGATGAGCGCGACAATAAACTAGCAGAACAAGCAGAGCAAATTGCAAATTTACAAGCACAGCTTGAGCTTTTAATGAGAGCACAAGCAAATACTCCAATGCCAATAGCAACAGATAAAGGCAAACGTAAGATGATTAAGATTATTAGCTTAGTTGCTGGTAGTTTAGTTCTGCAAGGCTCTCGTATTATTACAATCTCTAAGCAGTTCGATAGCGTAACTGTAACAGAAAACGAGGCAAGAATTATCTTATCTAATATGCCGAACTCTGCAAGAGATGGTATTTTCTATGTCGCTGATGCTGATTTTGTCGAAGAGAATAATTTGGAAGACGCTTATCAGACAATTCTCGACGAAAAACAGCTCAAGACGATTTTATCTAAGAATGCAAAAGATGTTGTTGAAATTTACCAAAATGCACCAGATGCACAGAAGAAAATTATCAATGATATGATTGTCGATGGTAGATTGATGGGTATTCAGATTGATGCAAATATCTTAGTAGAACTTGGTAAATTAAATGGCATTGATTATCTTAACATCGAACAGATGGAAGATGTAACTCAATAGTAACAATCCAATGTGTAAAATAATAAAGGATTGGAGTTGGTTTTATGATTGATAACAAATCGCAAGACACGTCAAGGTTTGCTACTTATGGCGTTGAACAAGAACAAGAGCCTAAAAAAGAACCCGGCACTCCATTTGAAAAAGTTTATGATAGAGCCTTGATTGTCATTGAGGATTATAAGTTAGATAAACTAGCTCAAGCGGATTATGAAGCTTTCTTGCTTTATTTACAGGGCAATCTTGAAAGGTCTATTCCAGATTTTACATCATGTAATACAGATTTGTCTTATGATGAATTTATAGATGAAGATGGCAATGTTTTTATGGCGTTCGATAATGTTTTAAGCAATAAAGAGATTAACATTCTATCATCTATTATGGTGTATAATTGGTTCGCTAAAAAAGTAAACGATGTTACGCAATTCCAAGGGCATTTGAGTAATAAAGAATTTAAGGCACACTCTGAAGCGAACAATTTAAAGGAAAAGTCTGAATATATGGATAGACTAAGAGAAAAGTTTAACCAAGACATTGTTGATTATCAAGTTGATGCTATGAGTTCCTATCTGAGTCCAGTCGTATAGGAGGATAGCATGAATGTAAAAAAGACAAAGAAAAAGATTTTGATAGATATGTGCTATAAGGTTTTGTGTGCATATGAAGGTTATGAAAATGGAAAAGGCAGCTTAGAATCGTATCAATCATGTATTAGGACTGCGGTTGTAGCACTTTCTAGCCAACAAGATACAGAGGCTGTGCTAAATAGTATCGTTTTGCTCAATGGTTTGTTTAATATGGGGGCTAAGACAAGACATGAAGATGTTAGGCGCGTTGTGCTTCATGTGACGAATGAAATTGGGCGAAAGGTTGAGGAGGTGTTATAATGGCTCTGAAATTTTATCAGAACTACATGAATACCGATATGGCCCAATCACCACATGATATATATAAAGAATTACTTCAGGCAAGTATTGATGATCAATGGGATAACATTACACAAGTAGTTTCTGTTTTAGAACAAGATCGTATTGGTGGAACATGTTGGAACCCATTAGACGTGCGAGTTGATTATGCTGTTGATATGGGTACTGGATTCAAGCAGGATGATGACTTTAAAGTATTTGCATTTAGAAACATTGAGCACAAAGCAACAAAGGGTCTTTTATATCAATACGATGATGATTATTGGATTGTTATAAATACGGGTGAACTTGGATCAATTACCAATGAAGTAACTGTTCGTAGATGTAATAATGTTTTACGCTGGAGAGATAGATATAATGGATATGTTTATGAATATCCATGTGTGATTGAATATGTTTTAGAATCGCCGCAACAGTTAAAAGATAAAGAAGTCATTACTGCAAACGGTCATATTTCTGTTATTTGCCAAGGGGATGAGATTTCAAGGAATTTTGAAAAGAATTCACGATTTATCTTTAATGGGCAACCTTATAAATTGACTGCGTACCAAAATATGCTCAATGAGAGTATAAAATCTAACCTTGCAAGCAATTTGATTTATTTGGATATGTATTTAGATATGGAAGAACCAGATGATTGTTTTAATCTCAATATAGCAAATTATCATGCTTATCAATATGACATAGAAATATTGAATCCAATAAAAGAGCAAGTTGCTGGCTATCGTGGTCAAATACAAGCTGTTGTTAAACATAATGGAACCATTGTGGATCGTGGGATTGAATATTGTGGGAATCATAATGTAGCCATTGATAAGGATAATGGTATTTTTACGATTATTGGTGAAGTAGGACATAAAGCATATATCGAGGCATCTATTAGTGGCAACCCACAAGCATGCGCATCTATAACGATTGACATTGTAGAGCAGGTAAGTGATACCTATTCAATTGATGTATCTCCGCAGTTTAATGAATTGCGTGTTGGTAAAACAGTCGTATTTAGTGCTATTCCATACTTAAATGGAGTAAGGCAGAATGATGAATCTGTTACTGTTGAGGCGAGTGGAATTGATGAGAGTATGTACGAACTACGTAAGTTAGATACACCTAATCAATATGCTTTAGAGGCAAAGGAGATCAGTGTCGAACCACTTACATTAACTTGTAAATATAATGACTTTGAGCAATCACTACAAGTGATTCTTACAAGTATGTTTTAGGGGGTGAATATATGGCAAGTTTCAATAAATTTTTAACTCTCCCATTCATTCCTTATCGAATCGTTGTTGCACTTACACAGAATGACAATTTTTTCAAATTGTTAAAGTACAATACATACGATGCTTTATCGATGCCGAATCTTACAGAAGATGAGAAATTGCATCTTATATGCAAAGACTTCGACGATATGCACAATTATAACATTTTTTTAACAAATATTGAACCAAACGAGCTTGTAAATTCTAAAACAATTCTAAAATTATATCGTTATGATACTCTGCCAATAAACCATATTGTATCAACAATTTCTTATCGTTTTGATATTTTGTATGGGACAAAGAATGCGCTTGTTGAGTATCAAGGGGTTCCATGCCCACGTGTAGATTTGATGGAAATGGAACTCATGAAAACGCTGAATGGTGCAGATGTCGCAGGTGTTGGCAAATTACAGTTTAATCATGATCTTTCTAGGCTTTGTCGCTCGACACTTAATATTGGAAACAACTATACTTTTACTGGAACTTCTATAGTAATGGCTACACAATTAGCAGACTTAGGAGGAGATGATAGTTGTGAATGATATTAGTGAATATGTTGAACAATATCGGACATTCGATGAGCCAGTGCCATACAATGGTTTATATATTTATCCAGTAAAGGTAATAGATTACTATAAATTTATGTCAAGTATTGACATTTTAAAAATAGATAAAAATAAAATTCCAGATATTAGAGTAATACAGATGAGTTACTTAACATTTTTGCTCGGCATTATTGTTGAGAGTACATGGCACAGAGATAAATTTATCAATGTGCTTGAGCTATGTTTTCATGTACAAAAAGATGATAAGTGCTTGAATGAAAAGTTTCCATTTAAAGAGATATTGCTTGGGCACATTGATAATAAAGAGGTTTATTTTATCAATGGATACGATGTAAATATTGAGTTAGATGGGAATGTTTCTACTTTGAACATTGGTGATGTTAAGATTGCAGGTCAAGATTTCAATGAAGTTATTGACATTATTTATTTTCTGAATATTACAGGATATGATAATGAAGAAATGAGTGATGATTTCAAGGCTTTGCTTGAGGAATATTATCGTTTGAAGAATAAAAATATTAAACCTCCGACTTTAGAAGAGCAGCTTATTGCAATCATGGCACAAAATGGTATGACAAAACGAGATTTAATAAACGAGACTATTTATACTGTAAAAGGTATGGTTGATGTTATTGTGGGTGTTGTTGATTATCAAATTCAGCATAACTATCGTGCTCATGCTATGACTGATAATAAATTGCCAGATATTGAGCATTGGCTTATTAAGTCGAATAAAGGTAAATATGATGATGTATTCTCTGATTTAGATAGTTTTAAGAAAAACTTTGAAGCTTAAATAAATTAAGGAGGAAAAGTATGAAAAAGTTTATTTTGGCAGGTGTTGGAACTGTAACAGGTTTTGATGGTAACGCCTTACTTTTCAATGCGAAAACTTTAACTGAATCTTCGGCTTCGTTGACCGTAACTGCTGAAGATATACGAGGTGGTCTGCCTTGCTTATACTGTGAAGTGTAAGTATTCTGTGTTAATTGCTTTGAATCCCTAAAGCCTATATGCCTAAACAGTAATTGGAAACGATAAGCTGCATGGTTGCGAAAGCAGAAAAAAGTTATAGGATATTCATAAGGTTAAATCCTAAGTGAATGTAAATGGGTCTTTAGCAGGGAAAGTCCTAAGTGAGAAATCATATGGAAAACCCTCAACGACTATCCCTTTACGAGGGAGTAGGTTGCAAGCAAATGGCAACTGAAAAATACAGCTCTTATATATCAAAAAAAAGACTTGACATTGTTATTTCTGTAATGTATAATATTATAGAGGTGATTATATGCTAGTAAAAAATCAGATGGTTGAAGTTAAATGGAATAATCGAAACAGAAAACACTATGAATCTTTAGGATATAAATTTACAAAAACAAGTGATGTATTTTTAGTACGAGCAGAAGAATTAACTTTTGGTTCTCAACAATTAGTTGAAGTGCAATGTGATTTTTGTGGTAAGATTATTGTGAAGAAAATGCACACTTATAATGTTCAACATCATCCTAAATACGGCGATTGTTGTTGTCAATGCCAGCCGAAAAAGAATAAACTTGTTTGCATGGATAAATATGGTGTTGATAATGGGTCAAAAACACAAGAAGCAATCGAGAAAATTAAGAATACTTGTATAGAGCGATATGGTGTTGATAATGGGTCAAAGACTCTAGCATCAAGACAAAAGATTAGTGAAAAGATTATTGCTTCGTATCAAGACGAAGCTGTTGTACAGAAAAGAATCAATACCAATCGTGAGCGATACGGGTGCGATTCTCCATCACAAAACGAACAAGTAAAACAAAAGCAAAGAGAAACGATGATTCGTAGATATGGTGTAGACCATCCTAAAAAATCAGAAGAGATTCGTGCAAAAGAACGTGAACACAATCGAGAAAAGTATGGGTGTGATTATTATTGGCAAACTGAAGAGGCAAAAGAACAAATTAGAAAAACTAATTTAGAGAAGTATGGTGTTGAATATACTTTACAATTAAAAGAAGTTCGAGAAAAAGGTTTGCAAACAATGATAAATAATCGTACCTACAAAACATCAAAACCACAAGAGAAATTGTGTGATTTGTTAATCAAAATGTATGGTGAGTGTGAATATAATAAGCCATGTGGTACAAGACTATTAGATTGTGTTATTACAGTCAACAATCAAATGATTGACATTGAGTACGATGGACGATATTGGCATCAAGATAAAGAACGTGACAGGTTAAGAGATGAATTTTGTATATCGCAAGGGTATAAGGTGTTACGAATTGATTCGCAATATAGCATTCCTTCGGAAGAACAAATAAAAAAGGCTGTTTCTCAATTGATTGATGAAGATTTAGATAGTGTATGTATAATGCTAGATATATAAGATGAACAAATAGTCTGAACGTCATGCGAAAGCATGAGTCATTTAATTTTAGCGGAGATTAAATGAGATAGAGTGTTGCGGCTCTATTTAACATTTTGTGGATTATCCAATCCGCTTTTGGGGTAAATAATCGCCCTGCTCGTATTGTGAGGTGCGAGTATTCTGTGTTAATTGCTTTGAATCCCTAAAGCTCTTTCCACTACAACGTAAGAATGAAATATGTCTAAGCGTGAATGTGGCGAAAGCAGAAAAAAGAGAAAGAGATATTCATAAGGTTAAATCCTAAGTGAATGTAAATGGGTCTTTAGCAGCCACATCTTGAATAGAGATAGGTTCAACGATTATCTCCTTACGGGAGAGTAGGTTATAAGCGAATGATAGCCGAAAAATACAGCTCTTATAGTAATATAAGATGAAGATATAATCTCAACTTATGTGAAAGCATAAGCAGCCTTTGAAAGGCGTAATTGGGAGTTGCGTCCTAATTAGAAGACAATTGCGTTATTTCCATGATGCGATGCTTGATTTAACAATCACAGACGCATTATTTGATATGCAGTATCTGGCTCTCAACGCTGGTGGTAACATCACTATTGGTGGTGATTCTATCGTTGATGAACAGATTACTGTAACAACTGAAAACCAGATTACAGTAGCAGGAACACCAGTTGATTTTGGCAATGCTGGTACTGTAGGATGGTTTTCTATTCCGGGTGAGAACAACTGGACTCCTATTACATTTGTAGGTCAGACTGCGACGGCAACTGTAGCGCAGGGTACGACGGTTTGTGTAAAATATAATGCAAATGATGATGCAATTAACCAGTTTGTTATTCCGGCAAATGTAATTCCGTCTGAAATCAGATTGGAAATGGTATTCCCTTTGTTTTCTGCGGACTCTGATAAATTAACTCTGTCTTCGCAGGTAGGTGAATTGATTATTTCTGTACCAAGATTCCTGTTGAATGGTTCATTCGACTTATCTATGACAGCAACAGGTGCTTCAACATCTGAGCTTTCTGGCTCTGCTTTGGTCTCCTATGAGGCTAAGGGTTGTAATGACCTTGGTCAATTTGCAACCGTAAAGCAGAGAGAATACGGTAAAAAGTGGTATGATGACTTAACTACTATCGCTGTAGATAATGCAGACATCCGTCTTACTAATGGCGGCAGCACCACTTTGAAGTTGTATGGTATCTATGGCAATGGTACTGCTATGTCTACTAAGGCATTAGATAATACCAAAATGACGTATACAGTTGACCCTAGTAATATTGCTACAGTTAATGCCGCCGGCGTAATTAACGCAACGGAAGAAGGTAAAGCTACGATTAAAATTGTAGCAACTGATACAGCTACATTTGCTAATCCTATCGAGGGCTATGCACGCATTACAGTATCTTAATTTAATCAAACTTTATAGAGCAGGCATCCTTTTGCCTGCTCGTTTTAGTTAGGGGTAATTATATGTTTTGTCAATATTGTAATGTTGCAGAGTATGAATTCTATTGTACTTGTGGGAAAAATGGTCAAATCTGTCCGTTTGTGCGTAGATGTACGAATGATAGATGTTGGAAACCACTTGATTCAATGGATAAATGTCAATTAAGAAAGGATGAAGTAACTGTGCCAAATGGTAAAAATAAGGTGCGCTTTGAACTTCATGGAGAGTTATATATTGAAGATGGGGACTTTGTATATACGGTAAAAAACCCATATGATCATAAGCCAGATTTTGTTGAATTGGTGACGATTGATGGCATTAAGTATATCAAAGGGTTTGAACCAAAAAAGCCAACTCCGAAGAAAAGAAAGAAAGATGAGGAGGAAGCGTAATGTTTATTAAAGGTAATTGCGGTGGTCAGATTCCAGTGGATGCTAGTACATTTAGTATTAACGATGCTGGAGAACTTTCAATGAACAAAGGTGAGAAAAATGCTGTGCCATTCAAAAACATTGAAGTCGAAGGTGACGCAACGATTAACCATCTCGATGTGGTTGATAGTATTGTGGTTCCTCCACCGAATGACGCAAAGGACGCTTGTAACAAAGGATATGTAGATGCTCACTATATTATATCACCAAATGGAACTAAATATAGGATTGTTGTTGATGACAATGGCACGCTTTCTACTACTCTTGTTCAGTAGGAGGTAGAAAATGGAAAGCCTTGAGATTACATTAGAAAGTGTCAAAAAAGATGTTGAAGAATTAGAACGTCGCATAGAAAAAATCGAGGTACTTAGCGCAAATATAAATCGCCTTGTTACTTCGGTTGAAGTGATGGCAACGAATATGAAGTCTATGGCGCAAGAGCAGCATAGACTAGCCGATGCCCAAGATAAAGCAGACGAACGGATTCACTTGCTTGAAATGCACCCTGTTGAACAGTGGGATATTGCCAAGAGAACTGTTTGGACTTGTGTTTTGTCTGGTGTTTGTGGGGCGGTTGTTGGTGCAGTTTTGCCATTATAATGCGAAAGTTTGTTAATCAATGGGATGTATATATTGTAGATTTAGGATATAGGGACGGCTCTGTTCAGAATGGAGTTCGTCCTTGTATTATTATACAAAATGCAATAGGTAACTCATGTAGCCCCACAACAGTATGCTTACCTATTACGAGCAGAGTCAATAAGTCAAATATACCTCCACATTATATGTTACATAAAAAAGACTATCCATTCTTTGATTGTGATGAGAACATTGTTTTATGTGAACAAGTTTGCACAATAGATATTGAAAAACAAGTCCAAAAAAGGTTAGGAACTCTCAAAGAATCAGATAGAACAGATATTTTAGTTGCCTTTATGAGCAACTTTCAAAATCCATTTAAGGAGGACTAAAGGAATGAAGGAATTAAAGAAGCCAGAAAATATTTATTTAAAGGAATACGATGTGACTTTACGTCCGTATTTAACATTACAAGAACAGAAAGCTATCACTGATTTAATGATGGATTCAGACGATATGTTTGATAGAAAGATTAGTTTGATTAGTGGCATTATTGAGTTTTGCACAGACATTACAGACGATTTAGATGTTGATATTAACGATGTTATTGCAAGTGGATTATGGTACGAAATCGAGGATAAGATGTACGATTATATTACTGACATCAAGATTGCAGTAGAAAAATATGATTCTATGAGTTGGGTATTTTCTAAGTTGTGCGATAGCTTAACAGAGAACATCAACAAATTAGCAGAATCCTTACCAACAGAAGATAAATTTCTCGAAGTTGCAAAGACTTTAATGGAAAAGCAAAGCAATGATAAATAATGAATTAGAACTAGAAAGCGCAATTAACAATGTCCTAATACGTGCAGTTGACAATACAATGGAAATTGCGCTCAAAAAGCTACTTGATATTATTGAACAAACTGTTTATTCATATTCTGCGACATGGGTTAATGGTTATGGCGGAGACTTAGGTCGTACACATGAGTTTTATGACACATGGGATAAGACAAAAGCTAAAGTTGCTAAGGCGTTTGGAGGCTCAAAAGTTGAAGCATCCATCTTGCAGACTTTGCTATTAACTTATCATGCACCATTTAGTCATGGTTCAATAGTTGAGGGTGGCGCGATAGACAAAGATGACTTAAATAATATCATTAACAAAGGATTAAATGAGTCACATATGAATTTTCCTGCGATTGAGGCTCGACCATTTTGGGATGAGTTTGAAAAGTGGTGCGATAATAATATCATCAAGATTTTTCAATCAGAGTGCAGGAAAGTAGGGTTGAATATGAAAGTTGGCGCTTCGTATTCAATCACATAGAAAGGAAACGTATGTTTATTTTAGGGCTCGATATGAGTACCCAAAAGACAGGGTATGCTGTATTTGAGGTTAATGGTGATGACAAGAGTTTGTGTGATTATGGATGTTTTGAGATACTAAGTACACAAGAGAAAGATTGGCGTACACGAATTAAGTATATGGCAAATCAACTTGGCGAACTTATGGGTCAATATGAATTTAGTAAAGTTTATATTGAGGATGTCCCACCAATAGTGAATAATTCACAAACAGTTAAGATACTTGGCGCACTACAAGGGATTGTGCTTGGTGTTACAGGTGTGTTCGGTGTAAATACTGAATTTATACCAGTCGAAACATGGAAGAATAAACTCAATATTAACCTTACACACAGTAAAGAATACAACAAGGCGAAAAAGGACTTAAAAGGCGATAAAAAAGGTTTAGAATCTCTAAAGGGCAAGACTAAGGCTTATGAGAAAAAAATGAGTATTGACCTCGTGAACAGCGAGTTTGGTATTGATTTGGTATGGAAGAGCTTTGGGTCTAAGCAGAATGACGATGATATTGCAGATGCAATTAACATTGTGTCGAGTGTAATATATGACAAGTACAAATATAACCTTAGAGATTTTGAAGATATAATGAACGAATTAAAACCTCTTTAGAAAGGGGGAATATATATGGCTGACAATTTTCAACTTAATCTTGAGGCGAAAGTTGATGTTTCTGCAATACGAAAACAATTAAAAGAAGTCAGCAAGACAACTAAGATATCAATAGATTCTGAGGGTGTTCAGAAAGCCGTACAAAACGTTACAAAATTCAAAGATGCGGTTGGAAACACGACTACTGTTACTCAAAAGTTCGATAAAGAAGGAAAGTATCTAAACACAACGCTATCTCAAACTTCAAAGATAGCAAAAGATACTACTAAAGAGGTAAAAAACGTTGGCAACGCTGTAGATGATACCGGAAAGCAAGCAATGACGCTTGGCGAACGATTTACTGCGGCGGGCAGAAAACTACAATCTGTCAATGGTATTTTTCAAGCATTAAAAAATGCGGCTGTAACATTTGAGCAGACATTGCAACCTTTGCTGGAATTTGAAGATTCATTGACTGAACTCAAGAAGGTCAGTGATTTGTCTGGTGAATCTCTTGATGAATATACCAAGAAACTTGGTCAGATGGGTCAAGAGGTTGGAAAAAGTCGCAAGGAGATGACAGATGCGGCAACTGAATTTGTCAAGTCGGGATTCAGTGAGGAAGATTCTGCTGAGTTAGCGAGAGTGGCAACTCTTTATATGAACATTGCGGATGAAGAACTTGATGCAGGCGAAGCGGCTAATTTTATTATTAGCCAAATGAAGGCATTTAATTTAACTGCTCAAGATGCAATGCATATTATCGATAGCGTCAATGAAATTTCTAACCGTACCGCAGTAAGTTCAGCCGATTTAGCAACAAATATTGGGAAAGCATCTGCTGCATTAGCTGTTGGTGGGAATACATACGAAGATGTACTGTCCTTAATGACAGCGGGGGTTGAGGTAACACGTTCTGGGGCTAAAGTTTCGCGTGCACTCGTAAGTGTGCAAAGCCGTTATAATCAAACTATTGATGAAACATCTTCTACTGGTCAAAAACTTGTTAAATGGTACAAAGAACATAATATTGCCATTAAAGATCAAGAAGGTAATCAACGTAAATTATATGATACACTTGCCGATGTATCGAAAATTTGGAATCAATTAAGTAAAGACGAACAACTTTATTATCTTAACATACAAGCGGGTGGATTGTGCCCCTTCAAGGTGAATTGCTGGAAGCCTTAAAGTTTTATTTGCTACAACATAAGAATGAAATAAATCTAAGTGTGAATGCTATAAGAAACAATAAAAATATATAGGTAATCAGCAGCCAAGCTCCGAATAGGAGAAGGTTCAGAGACTATTCCAATGGCGAGGTAAACGCTCGCAATAGAAGTACGACCACAAAGCTAGTGGTGGGTGAGATTCCCTTAAATGGAAGTGCCTTGACACGAAAGTGAAGATATAGTCCGAACTTATAGGAAACTATAAGAAAGAAAGTTTTGTGAATAAAAAATGGGAAGTAAAAGAATTTTAGATTTTAATGAAAAATTTATAGAAAAAGGATTGACTCCATTGGGAAAGATAAAGGATGCGAAGCATAAAGTTCCGTGTATTGACTCTGATGGATATATGTATAAACTCTCATATAGAGGATCTGTGAGCGATAAAAGAACTAAACAATTCGACAAATGGGATAAAACAAATCCTTTTAAAGCATATAATATGAGGTTATATGCCAGTAGAGTACAAGATAATGTTGAAATATTATCGGATGATGATGTTTTAATAAATGCAACAAATGAAAAAATTGATTTTAAGTGTCCTATGTGTGGAAAAATTTTTAAAAAGAAATGGTGTCATTGGATAACGATGCCATTTAATCATCATGTATGTCCTGCATGTAATGACAACCCTATTTCAGCAGGAGTGTCTCAATATACTATCTTAACAGAAAAATGGTTAAATGAAAATAATATTTCTTTTTTACAGGAATATAGTTTTGACGATTGCAGGTACAAAAAACCATTAAGATTTGATTTCTATATAGAATGGAAGCACGATATTATTCTTGTTGAAGTGGATGGAAATCAACATTTTTATGAAAGCACATGGACATCAAAAGAAAAACTCGAAGAGAATAAAATTAGAGACAAAATAAAAGACGAATATTGTCTTAAAAATAATTATAAATTAGTTAGAATACCATATTGGTTATATAGAACAAATACTTATAAGGAGATATTAAATAAAACTTTCTTTGGCTAATGTAGCGAATTAGCTTAACAATTGGCAAATCAGACACAGAATTTATCAGCCATTCTCCAAAACTTTGATACAGTTCTTAAAGCACACGATATTGCCCTCAATTCTTCAGGTTCTGCACTTGATGAAAATGCTCGTGCAATGGAGAACCTCAACAAGAAGATTGATGCAATTAAAGCCTCATGGGCTGAACTCATTCTAGCGTTTGCAAATTCTGAATCAATTGGAAAATTACTTGATTCTATCAATAATGGAATCCGTTCGATTGCAGAAAACGAAGATGCTGTAAATATAATTATAAAAATTGCCAAAGGTTTGTTAATTATTAAATCTTTACAAACAGGCATCAATTTCTTTACTGGACTTATTACATCTGGTAAAGCTTGGATTGAGACTGGAAAAACAATGATTTCCAACCTTAACAATTTGATAGTTGTTTTAAGGACATTATTCGGTGCGCAAGCCACTGTATTAACTGCATCTCAAGCAAGTCTATTGGCTCTTGTACAACCACTTGGAATAATCCTAGGTCTTGTCACAGCAATCACAGCGGCAATAGTTGCTTACAAAGCAATACAAAATGCACCAACCAAAAGACTTGAACGCGACAAAGCAACATTAGAAGATACCAAGAAAAAATATAAAGAAATCACAGAGGAGTACGAAACCCTCTTAAAGCGTCAGCAAGACTTAATCTCTCAAGGAAAAGACCTTAATGACTCAGAAAAGAAACGTCTTGAACTTCTAAGACAGCAAACAAGCGAACTTGAAAACCAGCAGAAAAAGCAACTTGCATCAGTTGCATCTTCAACAGTTGGAACTCTGCAATATACACAAACAGGCACTAAGACTGTTAGAAAACAAGGTTCTGAGTGGTCTGTGCCAACCGAAGAACTTCTTAAAGGGCAAAAGGCATTTGAGGCAATCACAAAAGCGATCGCAGATGCTACAGAGCAATATGCGCAGGGTGAAATTACCTTAACTGACTATACAAAGAGCACAGATGAACTTAATAACCAGCTTGATACAGTGTATGAAGCATATATGGAGGTCATTAGTTCTGGTGGCGAACTTAATGCTCAAGATAAGCGTAATTATGAAACCCTTGTTGACTTAAAGGTTGCATGGGTTCAAGCCGAAGGTGCTTCTTCAGACTATGCTAAAGCACTAGCAAGTGTATCACCGAACACAGAAGTTGCCATTAAGTTTACTG